ACACGCACTAGTTAAAAACCGACACACCCGACACACATGGGCGAAAAAACACCCGACACAGATGACACACAAATTTAGAGAGTGTGTAAGTGAGTGTGTCATATGTAAAGTGTTAATATATAAGGGTTTTGATAGTCAAAGACACAGATGACACACTATTTTATATAGAGATATTAAAACAGGTAGTATATATAGGGTAATATGCCTGTACGCACCCCTGTATACGCGTGCGCGTGAGAACTGTGTCGTGATAAACATTACAGGAGGGAATAAAAATGGGATGGAACAGCTATCTGGTTAGCAGGATAACAGATCTAGGTGGAATGTGTCCAAAATGGACAAGTCCAGGAACAAAGGGCGTACCAGACAGAATCGTATTTATGCCAGAGGGACTTGTGGTATTTGTAGAACTGAAAAGAGAAAGAGGTGGAAGGATATCACCAATGCAGAAATGGAGAGAAAAGCAGCTTTCCAGTCTTGGACAAAAGGTTTTCTTCATACACACAGGGGAACAGGTAGATATGCTTGTTTCAGATTTGATGAAAGGTCAAATTCCAAATGAACTTTAAGCCTTACGCCTATCAACAAAAAGGAATCAACTGGATACTGGAGCATGAAAGATGTGGATGCCTATGGGATATGGGGCTAGGAAAGACAATAGTCACCCTGATAGCTGTAGAAAAACTAATCTATGACTATCTAGAAGTCAGCAAGATTTTAATCATAGCACCAATAAGGGTCGCAACCTCTACATGGCCAGATGAGATACGAAAGTGGAAAGAAGTATCTCATCTAAGATATTCAGTTGTAGTAGGAAGTCCATCACAGAGAAAAAAAGCCTTAGATACAGATGCAGACATCTACATCATTAATCGTGAAAATGTGGTATGGCTGATAGATAATCATAAATGGGACTTTGATATGTGCGTTATTGATGAATTATCAAGTTTTAAGAATAATCAGGCAAAAAGATTTAAGGCACTTAGAAAATATATAGGTCGCTGTAAAAGAGTTGTAGGACTTACAGGAACACCAGCACCAAATGGATTGATGGATCTATGGCCACAGATGTATCTTCTTGATCAGGGAGAACGGTTAGGAAAAACGATAGGGCGATATCGTGAGAAATATTTTAAACCAGGAAGATCGAATGGCTATATTGTTTATGATTATATTCCTGTAAATGGTGCAGAAGAAAAGATATACGAAAGCATTTCAGATATCTGTATAAGCATGAAGAAAGAAGATTATCTGGATATGCCCACACGAAAGTATATTGATGTTGCTGTTGAACTTGATAGTAAGATCATAAAAAGATATAAGCAGTTTGAAAAGGAATCAATCATAGAATTCAGTCAGGATGAGACGCTTATAGCCAATAATGCAGCAGCCATATGCAATAAGCTTCAGCAGATTTCAAACGGTTCTGTTTATACAGAAAACAAGGAAGTCTTGGATATACATAATCATAAGCTGGATGCATTAGAAGACCTTATTGAATCAGCAAATGGACAGCCTGTTATCGTATTCTATGCATTTCAGCATGACAGAGATAAAATTCAGTCTAGATTTGATACATATGAAATACAAAGCAATGATGATGTAAGAAAATGGAATGAGGGACAAATACCAATCCTCCTTGCACATCCAGCAAGTATTGGCCATGGTTTGAACTTGCAGTATGGGGGAAGGATCATTATCTGGTATGGACTGACATGGTCACTGGAACTGTATCAGCAGGCTAATGATCGTTTGTATCGACAGGGTCAAGATAAGACGGTTCTTGTGTATCATATCATTGGGAAAGGTACGATTGATGAGCGAATAATCAAGGCCTTAAAAAACAAGGAAAATATACAAGATGCCTTGATTGAGTATATGAAAAATAAAATTGAAAATGTTAAGAAATGTTAAGGTTTTCTTAATAGAGAGGAGGTAAATCAGTGAAATGTAGAGAGTGTAAACATCTAGTTTCTAGTATGGCTAGGAATCGTGGTAGCAGTAGTATTTATTATTGTGCTATCGCAAGAACCGAGTGTCAGCCACAAAGAGAAATATCAAGAGTAAGAGGACCAGAGGAGATACCAACTAAGACCTCTCCTCGCTGGTGTCCTTTAAAGAAGGTGAAATAATGAGTGGAGATAGATTAGATTTATTAGCTCGTATTCAGGAGCTAGAGCAAGAAAATAAGAGATTAAAGCAAAGAGATAAACCAGTTATTCCAAAAGAACAGTATGTTATTGATGGAACATACTATGTTTGTGAATGTGGAAATTTGTTAATTGAACGTGTTATTGCTAAAGCTGTTGGTGGCTCACAAGTTTTAAAAAGTATCAATTATTGTAGTGAGTGTGGTAGACCGATACAGTGGAAGGGGATAAAGAATGAAAGAAAATGAAGTGTTTTTATCTCATGAAGAGCTTTCAGCATTTGATTCATTATTAGAACGTAAGGAAAATGGTGCTATTTTATCGGATGAAGAAAGGAAGGCTTACACTTCAATTAGAGATAAGGTGTCAGGAAGCTTTAGGGCATATAGTGTTGAAGGAGGATTAGTACTTGTAAAGGAGTGATGAAGAATAACTATTTTAAATAGCGTTAGCAAAATAATAAGATTTGAGTGTGAATGTTCTAATTGTAAAAAACAAATAGATGATGATTATGCTGGATTTGAATACCCTAATTATTGTAAATATTGTGGGCAAAAATTAGATTGGAGTGATGAATAATGACAGCGCAAGAAATGTTTGAAGAGTTAGGATTTAAACAGATAGTTGCTATTAATTTACAACATAATAAATCAATACAGATTTGTTATGAACGGGTACTTGACGATTCTGTTAAAATAAAGATTTTTTTCTTTGATAATGTTTTTTTTGGAAATCTTTATTATTGGGATTTCAAAAAAGAATGTTATGAAATTGTTGGTGGTTTTTCGATTCATAAAGAATTATTAGAAGCAATCACTAAACAATGTCAAGAATTGGGGTGGATAGAATGAGTTTGAATGAAGAGTGCTTTAACAACCCACCTTTGAAGTTTGAAGAACTTAAAGAAAATATGTGGGTGTATGATAAAGATTTTGGAGATTGGCTTAAAATATTTTTAGTTAAAATAAGCGATAATGACAAAAAAATAATTAAAGCAGTTCCAACAGGAACTAATGAAATCGTAGTTAGAAATTATAAAGAGAACAGATTTTACAGAAAGCAGGTGGAAGACAATGATTAAATATTGTCCTGACTTAACCTCATATAAGGGAGTTAAAGCTATTATGGTAGGACAAGGGGATTTTACAAGACCAATACTTCATGCTTGTATTAAAGAGGAATGTGTAGCTTATAGCAATGGGAAATGTTTGAAATATCACAATGCTGTAGAAAAGGAAGTGAAAGATGATGTGGGATGATCATATGAGAAGCCTTATGAGAGATTATAATAAGTTATTTAAAAGCATTGCACTTCCTTATCCATCAAGAAGTAGAAAAATAAAAAATAAAAGAAGAAATAAAAGGAGTAAGTAATGATGAATAAAGAATTAGAAAGATTGATTACATCAATACAAGCATTAAAACAAATTTTTGATGATTTAGGATTAGATGCAAATGTAAAGATAAAATATAAAGATGATTTAAAGGAAACAATTAATGTTTATGAAGTTATTGAAAAGCAGATTGTAAAAGATATTAATTTGTATGATTGCCAATTATCAGATGAAGAAATAAATATAATTTATTTTATATCATATTATGCAAGAAAAGAAAAAATATTAAATGATAAAGATGAAGATACTTTGATGAATATAATGATAAAATTAGATAAGCACAAGGAGGAATTAAAAAATGAAAAAAATATTGATTAGTACATTAGTGATGTTAATGTTATTTGGTTTAAGTGGATGTTCAGAAGCAGATAAAGTTAATCACAATTTATCAAAAGAGGCTGATTATTTTAATTGTGAGAGAAAAATAACAGTATATAACGCTAGAACAGATTTAATTATTTTAGAAGCAGAGGGTTACATGTCTATTAGCAATGATAGCAATGATGAATTAGTTGTAACTTGTAAGGTAGGAAAAGATGAATATAAAAAGAACTACATATATTTAAATGAATATACCATGTATGTTGTTGAGGATATAACAGGAACTCATACAGATCCATATCATTATAAAATGTATTTTCATACTGAAATACCTGTTACTGTAGAGACGAAGCGATAGTAAGGAGATATTGAAAAATGACTAACTTACTCATTGGAATAGTATTAGGAGCGTGCTTAGGTGCGTTCCTGATGTGTTTGGTCGTAGGAGGGAATAAATGATTGATGTATTAATTACGCTTGTTATAGGTGTATCTTGTGGGATTATATCAAGTGCTATAGTTTTGTATTTGAATAAAAGATAATAGGGAGGGGAAACGGTAGTAATGGACATATTAGAAAAAGAATTATTAGAAAAGTTAGAGGAATCTGGAAGGGTACATTCACTTGAATTATTACGTTCTGATATCAGGAATTATAGAAATTTAAAAAATGAACTTGCAAAAGTCGAAAAGGATTATGCTATGGGAATGCTACCTTTTAGAGAAAAAATTGATTGGGCTAATGCTGAACTCGAAAAGATTAAGAGCCCTAAATATGAAGATCATTTGGGAGGTTATGTTGAAACTCTTGATCAAAAAATAGGCAGATTAGAAAAAGAAAAAGCGAAAGCAGCTCAAGAGATAGTAACATACATGTCAGCTAATAATTATATTTACTATAATCGTAAATGGGTTCTAATGTCTCGTATATCTGTTGTTGAGAATGCATTAGAGTCTTTAAATGATAAAGATAGAGAATTTATCAAAGACTTGTATATTGATCCTATAGGTTTTAAAAAAGTGATGAAAAAGTATAGAATTGAAAACAATGGTAATGTTTATAGGAAGGCAAATAATATTTTAAAAAAAGTATTGTAATGTATATATTCTTTTAATAGAATAGGTTTAGGAAGGTGAAAACAAAATGAAGCAGAGTTACAAGAAAAAAACGTGTTTTATTATTACTCCTATTGGGCAAGAAGGTTTTGATTTATTAAAAGAATGTAAGAATATAAATATATGATATATTATTCATTTGAAAATCATGATATTATTATAATGTCGAAGAAGACAAGAAAGAATTATCATTAATTTATTTCCCCTTTATATCTGAAAAAAGAACATGATGTGGTGTTCTTTTTTATTGTAAAGAATTATTATTTTATCAAAAATTTCTAGTAATCAAATAATTTATGTGATAAAATGTTATTACAGTAATAAATATGCTGCTATAATATACTAAGAAAGGAGTAGTGTGATGCTATACTAAAATATATTAGCATCATAAAAAAATATGAAAAATAATATTTATAAATTTTTATTAGGAATTAAACATAATGATTCTTCTTATTTTGAAGATATGGATATAAATACGATAGAAATGATTAAAGATTTTAGAGGATTGTATTATGAAGGGGAGATAATCCCACAAGTAAACGGAAGTGTTTTTCTAAAAAAGCCTGAATTATTGCCTGATGGTGATAGATTTATCAAGTTTGTGAAAGATGAATTAAATTTATAAAACCACACTCGCTGTGGTTTTTATTTTACTCAAAATTAGAAAGGGTGTGATCATAATGAATATACAAAAGAATATCAACAAAGTTTTGTTAGCTTTGAAAATGAGTGGATATGAGTATTTCATCAATACTCAACAATTCAAAAGTCAAAAGACGGGTAGAAAAGTTACTAAGTATATCATCTATGATGATAACCCTAGAGATGGAATAGAATGTTACAGCAAGGTTAAGGTATTAGAAAACCTTGTTTTTTTATACAAAGATTTACTCTATGGTGATACTTTATGACAGAAAAAGAAAAGTTATGTGTTATTGAATGGGTCAAGAATGGATTCAATGGTACTCAAGCATATTTAAGTGTATTTAAGAATTGCAAAAAAGAAACAAGTGCAGCAGCTGGTTTTTCTAGAATGATGAACAAGCCTGATGTTATAGATTTTAAAGAGCAGTGGCTAAATGATATTGAATCTACAGAGGTTGCTTCTGCAAATGAAATCATGATGTATCTTACACGAGTTATGAGAGGACAGGAACAAGATGCTTTTGGATTAGATCCGTCATTAGAAGAGCGTACTAAAGCTGCTGAACGATTAATGAAAGCAAAGGGTATGTTCACTCAAAAGATAGAAGTTTCTAATGAGAGTGAGGAAGAAAAGAAAAAGACTATCAGCAACATTGAAAGTCTTGTCAAGCAGATGGTTCCCGTTAAGGATGAGGAGATAAATGAGTAATCTTGTTCTATCTCCAAAATTTAAAGATTTTTTATCTACCTATTGTGAACGTGAATATTTGGAAGGAACAACAGCGGCAGGTAAAACAACAGTAGGTATACCTAAGTTCATGCTTAGAGTTGCTATGAGTGATAAAAAGGACCATGTTATTGCAGGTGCAGATTTAGGAACAGTTGAAAAAAATATCATCAACAGTGAATTAGGATTGCTTGCTCAATTCAAAGGAGTAACAGAGTATTACTCTAATGGTAAAGGGAAGATAAGACTTCCACATATAGAGTATGATACGTCAAAAGGTACTAAGATTATTTATGTCTGTGGGTATGACAATAAAGTAAAGTGGAAGAAGGTACTAGGTTCACAAATGGGCTGTGTCTTTATTGATGAGGTCAATATATGTGACATGGAGTTTTTAAGAGAAATCACACATAGATGTGAATACATGATGACAACTTCCAATCCTGATGATCCTTCACTTCCAGTTTATAAAGAGTTTATTAATAAAAGTAGACCACTTAAAAAATACTTAAAGGATTATCCAAAAGAATTGTTAGATGAACTTAATGAATCATTTATTCCTGGTTGGATACATTGGTACTTTACATTTTATGATAATGCTTCACTAACAGAAAAGGATATTCAAAAGAAGATAGAGGCAGTTCCAGTTGGTACAAAGATGTATAAGAACAAAATACAAGGGCTTAGAGGACGTGCTACTGGTCTAGTTTTCAGCAATTTCATAAGAAAAAGACATGTTGTTGATTACAATGAGTTTAAAGAATATATCAAAAAGAATAATCTGTATTTTAAGACATTTAGTTGTGGTGTGGATACAGCCTATAGCGATGATACACCTGATACGATTTCTTTTATCTTTCAAGGTGTTCTTAATAATGGGAAACTGGTTGTACTAGATGAGGAAGTAAGAAACAATAAAGATTTAAGTGAACCACTTGCACCTAGTGATGTTGTAAATAATCTCCTTGCTTTTCTTGAGAGAAACAGAAAAGAGTGGGGATTTGCTATGAATGTCTATGTTGACAGTGCAGATCAGGCCACATTAAAAGAATTGGACAAGTATGCAAGGAATAATCCTTGTGTTTATGTTTTTAATAGAGCATGGAAGAAAATGACAATCATTGACCGTATACATTTACAGCTAGGATGGTTTAAGACAGATGATTATATTGTTTTAGCACATTGTGTTAATCATATAAAAGAGTTAGAGGTTTATTCATGGAAAGATGATAAATATGAACCAGAAGACAGGAATGATCATACAATCAATGCAAGTCAGTATGGTTTTATTCCTCATGTTAATGAAATAGGAATAGGAGGCTAATATGCTAGGAGGATTAAAGAAGATGATAAAAGGTTGGTTAGATATACAGGAGGCTCCAAACACAACAATAAGTATCAATGAAAATTTAAACTTTGATACAAATTGTATTAAAAATGAAATATGGATGCGTGGAGATCCTAATGAACTTGAACAGTTGTATAAGAATTTGTTTACCAATGATGCTATGTTCTGGGGTTCTGTCCCTAAAGTGAAAATGAGAAAGATTCATTTAGGACTGCCACATATCATTGCTGAAACATTAACATCAATTGTTACCAGGGATATGAATGATGTGAAATTGAATGTAAGGCAAGATGAATTTGATAAAATTTTAACGGATAATGATCTTAATGATGTTGTAGAGGAGGCGGTTTTAAAGGCGCTGTATCTAGGTGATGGAGCTTTTAAAATTACATTTGATAGGTCGATAAGTGACTATCCATTAGTTGAATTTTATGGGTCAAGCGATGTTGACTTAAGGTATATAAGAGGAAGATTTAAAGAGGCTACATTCAAGACAAAATATACGCATGATAAAAGAAATTACATGCTATATGAAACATATGGATATGGCTACATCAAAAATAAACTTGTAAGACTTCCTGAAGAAAAAGAAGTTCCATTAGATACGATTCCAGAAACTGCTAATATCCTGGATTATAAGTTTGCAGAATATGATGAAGACAGTGAAGGAAACCAAATCTCAAGAGGTCAGTTCTGTATGGCTGTTCCATTTAAGATATTCAAATCTACAAAATGGAAAAATAGAGGCCGTTCAATTTTTGACTCAAAGGAAGGGGCTTTCGACTCTGTAGACGAGGCATTCTCACAGTGGATGGATGCAGTAAGAGCAAGTAGAGCAACTAAATATATTCCTGAAAATCTTTTACCTAGAGATCCAAGAACAGGAAAAATATTGAAAGCTAATGACTTTGATAATCGATTTATTGATTTGAAACCTGATGGAAGTGAGAATGGGAAGAATGAAATCAAACTGATACAGCCAGCTATTCCTAGCGAGAATTATATTCAGTCCTATATGACTGCTTTAGACGCTTGTCTGCAAGGCTTGATTAGTCCAAGCACATTAGGAATAGATGTAAAAAAACTAGATAATGCAGAGGCACAGAGAGAAAAGGAAAAAGCAACTCTTTATACTCGTAATAAGATCATTGAAGCATTACAGAAATGTATTCCTTTGCTCATCAACAATATTATGAAGTCATATGATACATATAATGGAAAAGCGCTATCAGAAGATATAGAAGTAACTGTTGAATTTGGTGAATATGCAAATCCAAGTTTTGAGGCAACCGTAGAAACTATATCTAAGGCTAAGACAGGTGGAATCATGAGCATTGAGGCATCTATTGATGAATTGTACGGGGATTCTAAAGATAATGATTGGAAAGCAAAAGAAATACAACGTCTCAAAGAAGAACAAGGAATTGCAGAAATGGAAGAACCTGTAATAGAAAACGTTGATATAGAGAATAAAGAGGGTACTGAGGAGGATTTAGATGATCGTACAAATTAATGGACATTCTTATCAGATGGATAATGACTCGTTTAAAAAGATGGTGTCCCAAATTAAAAAGTCAATTCCAAAAAAGCCCACACTTATAGCAGTAGAAAAAGATGGTTATGCAGAAATGAGAAATGATGTATATAAAACGCAAAAAGATCTAACAAATGCAGTTGTAAAGTGGAATAAAAAAGGCTATAAAACAAAATATATCAGAGGTATTTAATGAATGATTATGATATAAGAGAAGCGTTTGAAGAAATGGAGCTTGAACTAATTGCCTCAATGCGTAGAAACCTTGCTAAACACCAGAAATGGGAGAAAGCAGAGGGTATGAATTGGACCATGTGGCAAGCTGAACAGTTGAAAACATTAGAGAATTTTAAAAAGGAAAATAAGAAGCTGTTTGGAAAAAAGTTTTCTTCTATCAATGCAGAAATAGCTAATTTTCTAACTCAAACTTATAAGGTGTCTGGTTTTAAGCAGGAACGTGCAATTCTTGATCAATTAGCAAAAGGAAATAAGGTAAAGTCATCGTTAAGTCAAGGTCTTGAAGGTGGCTTTTTTAGTTTAAATGAAGATAAGATGAATGCTCTTATCAAAGCTACAACTAAGGACATGGAAAAAGCTGAACATGCTATGCTACGAATGGTGAATGATCAGTATAGAAAAACAATATTCAATGCCCAGGTTATGGCAAACAGTGGAGCATTTACCTTGCAGCAGTCTATAGACAAGGCCACAAAGGACTTTTTAAGAGCTGGAATTAACTGTATACAGTACAAAGATGGACGTAGGGTTAATATAGCCTCTTATGCAGAAATGGCTATAAGAACAGCTAATAAGCGTGCTAAATTGGTATCAGAAGGAGATGTAAGAAAGGCATATGATGTTCATACTGTAAGAGTTTCAAAATATGGACAATGCTCTAAAACTTGTTTACCTTGGCAAGGTAGAGTTTATGTTGATGATGTTTACTCAGGTGGTACAAAAAAGGAAGCGAAAGAGAAAAATCTTCCTTTACTTAGTGAAGCTATAGAAGGTGGTTTATTTCATCCTAATTGTAAGCATACAATGACAACTTATTTTTATGATATTAAAAAGGCATTAGGTAAGCTACAAGAAGATGGTGCTGAGAATCCATTAGAAGAGCAAGAACATAGAAAGAACAAACTACATATTCAACAACAAAAACGTTTAGAGACTGGTTCTTTAGATCCTGTAAATGTTGAGCAGGCAAAAGAAATGAAAGAAAAGTGGATTGAGAAAGATGAGAAGATAATAGAAATAAGTGATAAACACTTTAAAGAATCAAAAATAAATGGTAAAATAAATATAGAGATTGATGAGCTTACACCTTGTTTAAGAAGGTTGAGTGACAATGAATTTATTGATACTACGTTTAAGGTGGGTACTCCAAGTGCAATAAAATTAAAAGATTGGGAATTTGATTGGAGTTTTGAGGAAGATAAAGGATTTAAGGTCAGTCAATTGTTTGTTAAAGGTGATAAAAGGATTCAAGGCTTAATTGCAACAAAACCAAGAAAAGATTTATTAGCGATTGAAGTTGATATTGTTGAATCTGCTCCATTTAATAATCCACATAACAAATTATTCAAGAAAAAGGAATATGCTGGTATTGGAGGACATTTGTTTGCTGAAGCAGTTAGACAAAGTTATGAAGAGGGTTTTGATGGATTTGTTGTTTTTAAAGCAAAATCCAATCTTGTTAAATATTATGAAAAAGAAATAGGTGCTATATTATTTAATCCAAGAGATAGGATGATGTGTATTGATGAAAGGGGTGCTAAAATATTATATGAAAGATATTTTAAAAAATGAATTTCCATTAGATGATGTTGGGGGAGTTTTAACAGAGCCTTTAGGAAATTATACTCCTTATAATTTGCGTGCGTTAATAAGATATTGTAAGAGTAAAAAAATAAAGCCAGAAGATTTAACAGAAGAGCAATTAAAACAATTTGAATTATAACCGACAAAAAGTCGGTTTTTATTTTGCCTGAAAGGAGAAACAGATGGAAATATTAATAAGCGGTGAAAAAATATTTATTAGTGACGAACTTATAGAAATTTTAGTTGAACTAAGCAAAACTATTTTTGAAACAATAAAAGAAGTGATAGAAAATATTTCTGATATTTTTCAAACATTATTAGAACAGTCACACTATCATTGCTATAATCATGATAAAACCATTCATTATTATGATAGAAATAAAGGATGCCGTTGTAAAAAGGTAACCTTTAAATATAACTGCGGTAAAAAATTTTATGAAACTTATGAATGTTATGAACCACCACCTAAACAGAGTGATAAAAGTAGAGTGTTGAAAAGAAATAAAAGAAAGCATAGGTGACATGTCATGAAAGTTAAGTGTACTATTAATGAATACTTTGATAGGGAACTAGATAAGTATGTCAAAAAAGATGAAACTCTTGAAATGAATGAGAAGAGAGCAAAATTTCTTATTAGTAAGGGTTTCGTAAAAGAAGTTAAATCAAATAAAGAAATGAAGGATGTTAAATAGCATCCTTTTTCTTTTGTCCTATCGTCATACAAGACATTAAACTGTTGATAGATTGGTGAGCCACACCTGAAAAACTGAAGGAGATTATATCTTATGGAAAAACAAAAATTTTTATTAAACAATTTACAATTATTTGCTGAACCAGGAGCTGGTGAAGGGGCGGATGGTGGAGGAAATGAACCAGGTGCGCAAGTTCAACAACCTCAAATTGATTATGAGAAAATGGCAGAGGCCATTGATAAACGTACTTCACAAACAACTGATAATTTGTTGAAAGGTTACTTAAAACAACAGGGATTAACTGGTGAAGAGCTTAATAAAGCAGTCAATTCCTTTAAGCAACAAAAAGCACAGGAGGAGACTCAAAAAGCTCAAGAGCATGAGCAAGACAAGCTAAGAATCAAAGAGTTAGAAGCTCAAATCTTAAACAGTAACATTGACACTACATTATCAACTTTAGCAGCAGCTGAAGGTATATCACCTGATAAAGTCCCATTCCTTGCTAAACTGATTGATAGAGATGGTTTAGCAGATGAAAAGGGAAATATCATTGAAGATAAGGTCAAAGAGGCCCTTGAGGCTATTATCAAGGTGTTTCCAGATTTTAAAGGGAATGTTCAGCAAAATAACAATGGATTCCAACAGATTGGAAGTACAGGGAGTAACGGGAAACAAGTTCCCGATACAAGAACAACAGCATTCCAAGATGGAAGAATCGTATTGCCAAATAAGAAATAAAAAGGAGAGTGAAAAAATATGGCAATTAATTATGTATCACAATTTAGTAATGAATTATTAAATTTATATGCAGTTGATTTGAAATCAGTGAAATTATTCAATTCAAATCCAAGAATTAAAATTATCAATACAAAAGATATTCGCTTACCAAAAATGAAAACAAGTGGATATAAAGATCATTCAAGAGGGTCATTAGGATTTAACTCAGGAACATATGAGAATGAATTTGAGACAAAAACACTTGATCATGATAGAGATATTGAGTTTACAGTTGATCCAATGGATGTAGATGAAACAAACTTAGTATTGTCTATTCAAAACATTCAAGCAGACTTTGAACAGCGTCAGGCTATTCCAGAGTTAGACTGTTATGTTTTCTCTAAATTGTATTCTGAACTTAACAGAGTTGCTGCTGGTAATATTTCTACAACTGCTTTAACAACAGCTAATGTATTAGCAGACTTTGACAGTGTTGTAGAAAAGTTAGAAGACAAAGGTGTTCCAATTTCTCGATGTATCATCTACTGTACATCTTCATACAAGAAATTGTTAAAGAATGCTGAAGGCATTCAAAGAACATTAGATGCTTCTAAAGGAAATCCATTAGACAGACGTATTACAACAATGGATGACTTTGATGAAATTGTTGTTGTGCCATCAGAAAGATTACATACTGCTTACAACTTCACAAACGGATATGCAGTTGACTCTACAGGTAAACAAATCAACTATATCATTGTTGATCCTGAAGCTCAGGTATCGAGAGTTAAATATTCATACATTCATATGTTTGCTCCAGGTAGTGATTCACGAACTGCGGATAACTATTTATATCAAAACAGGCGTTTCAATGGTACATTTGGTTTAGATGAATTATTGAAATATGGATGCTATATGAATGTTGAGGCAGGTGAATAAGTATGAAAGCTAGAAAGGAAAACAAAGTGTATGATATCAATGAGTCATCTAAACAGACATATTTAGATCAGGGGTTTGATATCTATGATGATAATGGGAAGGTCATTGAATATACACCATTAAAAACTATCAAATATAATGAGCATTTGAAGAAGTTAGCATTAGCAACAGCTGAAAAAGATGAGAAGATTGATTTATTACAAAAAGAAATTGATGAATTGAGTTCTCATCAACAACCAGTTGTTGACAATGTCATGGATTTATTAAAAGGATACGCTGAAAATAAAGGAGTAGATGTTGGTGCTTCTACATCACCTTCAGGAATCCTTGAAAAGATTTTAAAAGCAGAAAAAGAAATGTAGGTGATACTTATGTATCAGCCATATGCTGACAGTACCTATTATTTAGAAGAATACAGAGGTACTAATATTGATGAAAAAACATTAAACAAATACCTTAAAAATGCATCAAGAGATATTGATGTACTTACTCACAATAGAATAGTTGCTATAGGATTTGATAATTTAACAGATTATCAAAAAGAAATTATCAGGGAAGTATGCTGTGAGCATTCTTCCTTTCTTTATGAAAATGAAACCATGCTAAAAACCTATCTCTCTAGCTATGCAATCAATGGAGTCAATATGAGCTTTGGTAATAGCTGGAATATGCACATTGAAAATGGTATTGCTATTGATAAAAGTCTTTACAGCAGGCTTTGTTCAACTGGGTTATGTTGTGGGAGCTTATTCTATGACTAAGTGGCCAAATCTTATTCTTCCTCAATTCTGTAACACTGATATAACAGTGATTATAGAAAGTGAAGAACTCAATGAGAATGGAACACCTAAAAAATTACTAGAGTGGAGGGGAAAGTGTAATTACCAGGATAAAGCAAAAAGAGTTTGGACTACAGATAAAGTGCTTGTGGAGATCACTGGTATCTGTTTGATACCTGGAGATATTGCTCCTAAGATGAATATTATTCCTAAAGGGGTAGTACGTGTTTTGGGAGTGGACAGAGAGCTCGTTCTAGGAACGAAAGCACGTAATCCTGACGGAACAGTCAATTATACTCAATTGGAGCTAAGATGATGAAATATGTTAATTCTAGGGTTGTAATTAATCAAAGTGTTTTAAATCAAATTACAAAAGCTGCAACAACTGCTTTAGAAATGACTGGTGATTATGTTCATGGTGAAATTGTAACTGCACAAGTTATTCCTTTTGAAACAGGAACACTTCAAAATGAAGGTACTTATGTTAATAAGAAGGATTCTAAACAAGGAAGCGTAAAGATTGTTTCTTCTGAACCCTATGCGAGAAGATTATACTTTCATCCAGAGTATAATTTTAAAAAGGATAATAATCCAAACGCAAAAGGGAAATGGCTTGAAGATTGGTCTGAAAAAGGAAAATACGCTAAAGAAGTTATACAGGCTTATACCATGTTTTTTAAACAGCAAGGAGGGTTTTAAATGATTTACTTAAATGATGTTAAAGAGTATTTAAAAACCTGTAGTACAAAGTTTGATAACTACTATATAGGTTTCCTTGATAAGAAGAAGGATAAATCCTTAGGGGTTTATAATCTTAAAAGAGATAATCGTCTTATTATGGCCATTGGCGGAATTGAAAACAGCTCTTATGATGTTAAAGTGATTAGCCTTCTTGTACATTACAATCAAGCAAGTGATGAAACCGAAGAAATAGCTAATCAGTTATTTGAAGAAATCATGAATGGAAAACCTAAGAAGATAGGTGAACATAAAGTATATTTCATTGGAATGCTTAACAATGAAGCTATAGATGTGGGTAGAGATGATAAAGGTATTTGTGAATATGTTATAGAGTTTGAAATTTATTATAAAAGAGAAAAGGAGATAAGATAAAATGAAAAAAGAAGGAGTATACCCATGTTACGAAAATCAATTTCAGATTGATGTGTCAGCAACAGGAACACCAGAAATGAGTAATATTGCTGACTGTACAACATTTTCAGTATCATTT